TAATTATTACCCCTAGCCCTCTTAAATACTTAATTTAACTAGCTAACAAACAGGTATGCTCTGTATGACCCAATAACAATTATATAATGTTACCAGGCTCGTAACCTTGGTTATGGAAGTATCCAATCTTCGTGCTACAACTCAGAAATAGTGAGCATTAACATAATAATATAATTAGTTGAAAAAGTCAAATATTACGTAACACACAATTAAATTACTCGTTATTATATTTGATATTTAGTGAATTAAAAATCAAATTGTCAAGAAAATACGCATGCAAAATAACAAAAAATAAAAATATAACAATTAAAATTTAAAATCATGGCAACATCTAAAAAAGTAGCAATCGTAGGAACTCCTAAATTTCAACAAATCTTAGCAGCAAGTGGACAAGATCTACTTGACAGAAGATCACAACTTATTTTTACAGGAACTAATGATGCTATGACAGATCATTTAACAGTTCTTAGAAGAAAAAGAAATAAAGTTGAGCTTGAAATCTTAAACTTAACAGATCTTTCTGTTAAAACAAGAGACTCTTTACGCCCAGGTAATAAAGATTTTAATCCTAATGAATGGGTTAAACAAATGTGTGAATTACAAACAGAAATTGAAGTTATCAATGATGATATTTTTATTGCTGAATCAATTCAAGCAGAATATTTTTTAGTTCCTTCAACTGAAATAGCTGAATAATGCAAAATAAGAAAGTTTATCTAGCCAAATCTAATTTGGCTAGTGGACTTGATTATGAGTATGTCAAGTCCAGTCTCTTACGTATTCCAGACATAGAAATAATAGAATACGGTGATGGAATTGAACCATCTGAATGTGTTTGTTTTGTTTATGTTCCTCAATCTACTTTTACTCTTTATGATAATGATGGTACTCATGTTTTTGTAAATAAAAATGTTTTTATGGACATTATTGATTATACAGATGATGAGGACAAAACAAATCCTTTAGACACAATATTTATTTATTTAGGAAAATCTACTAATGTAAGTGTTAATGATGTTGAACAAACATCTCCTTGTATCTTAAGAGTAGTAGATTATGACTTAGTTACTCTAGAATCTTGGGATTCATTTGGAGTAATAAGTTATGACAAAAGTGAAGCAGACAGTCTTTTAAAATTTGTTAATCATTGTGTAGGTAATTCTTATGATGATTGGTTAAAAAATACTAGACATTATATTCCTGAAAAGAAATATGCAATGCCTCCTATTCCTTCTTTAAATGAAAGAAGATCAAAAGGAACAACAAGAATTCAAACTAATTCTACAGAAGTTGATTCTCCAAAACAATTTAAAGAACCTGATCAAATTTATCAGTCTTTTAATTCAGAAGATTTAATTTCAGGCAAAAAACCTAGAAGAAGACGTTAAAACATAAATAACAAAAGCTACACTTATATTAAAGTGTAGCTTTTTTTAAATTAAATAAAAATTTCTAATTAATAAAAATAAAAACATGGCAACACCAGTAAAAAAAACAAGAACAATTAAGTCTGAATCTGAAATATCAGAAGCTGAAATTGTAGTAGAAAATCCTTCATTGCTTTCTAATTTTGTCTTTATGGACAAGACTTTAGCTTTACTTGATATTGGATTAAAAACAAGTAAAAACATTGTTCTTTATGGTCCAGGAGGACATGGAAAATCTGAATTAACAATGGAATTCTTTTATGATAAAGGAATTAGACCTTATGTAATTACTATGGGTACAGGTATGACTACTGACAGATTGTTTGGTGGTCTTGATATTGCTCAATTACAAGAAGGAGGAAGTGGTAAAATTGAATATTTATTAGAAAACAGTTTCATGAATCATGAATTTGTAGTTTTTGAAGAATTATTTGATGCTCCAGACTTTATCTTAGAACAATTAAAAGATATTTTATCTTCAGGAGAATTTAGAAATGGAACTCAAACATTCAAAATTAAAACTCAATTTATTGTTTGTAATACAAACAAAACTAGAGAAGAGTTTTCTAAAAATGATTCATTAAAAGCTTTAATGGAAAGATTCCCTCTTGAGCATAATGTAGTTTGGGCTAATTATACAGATATTAGTTATAACACTTTGTTAGAAAAAAGATTTGGTGTTGGTAGAATTGATCCAATTATTCCTTTTTTATTACAAGAGTATGTTAAAAATGGAATTACTATTAGTCCTAGAATTGCTTTAGATTGTTATGAAATCTATGAAACTTGTGGTCCTGAATCATTAATTTATATTGCTGAGTTTTGTAAAAAACCAGAATTAATTACTGAAGCTTTAAAGAAATTCCAAGCTACCGTTAAATTTAAACAGTATGGTGTAGAAGTTGATGACATTATTAATCTTTTAAACATTAAAGGCAATGATGATGGAAAATTTGTAGAAAATTACAAACAATTAAGTAAAAAATTAGCTGAAATTAAAAAGTTGGTAGTTACTGATGATCTTGCTCAAATTCATGTTAATTTACAAAAAGCATGTAATGATTCTATATCAACACATATGCCAGCTTATAAAAAATTAACTGAAACTGATAAACCAGAGGAAAAAAAGAAAACCCCTACAAAAACTTATGAAGGTACATTAACTAGTTTAGGTACTAATAAATTACAAACTGTAAAATTAGTTAAAGACCTTACAGGTTTAAGTTTGAAAGAAGCTAAAGATTTGTGTGAAAATCTTCCTGCTGTTATTGTAAAAAACTTAGTACATGATGATGCAGTGAGAATAAATTCTAGACTTACTTCAGAAACTAATGGTGCTACAATAACCTGGAATTAATAATGGCATGGTTTACACCTAAAAAACCTTGGAAAGCTAAAGAATCTAAGGTTGAAGTAAAAGAAACACAGATTGGCCCTAATTCTGTTAGGTATGATGCTGTTAAAAAAGAAGGGGGATATAAATCCCCCAATCTTTCTGCTCCTTACAAATTTGGTAATTTATCTTCTCCTAAAAAAGCTAAAAAAAGCTATTGGGATACTTATAAAGATGCAAAATTTGATGATGATGAATATTATCCTGATAGAGGGTTTTCAGGAAGAACTACTTATGGTAGAGCTCCTTCTTATCAAAGAAATCTTGAAAAACCTGTTGTAACAAGAAAAGAATTTGAATTTGCTCCTACAAGGTGGTCTAGTTTTTCTTTTTCTGCTTATACAGGAAATACAGATAGTAACACTAATTTATTTGTTAAAGAACCTGAAGGTTATATTACTCCTAGTAAAGCAGAGATTCAAGTAAAAATACATGTGTATTCTGATGAAGCTATGATTGTAATAAAAGAGTTGTGTAGATTGTTTTATTTTAAAATGCTAGATGAACCTGATTATATTACTGAAAATATAGAAAATATTATTGGTCAAACTAAATATGACTATAAAAAAGATCAGTATAAATCAGCTTATGATAATTTTGTTCCTGGATTTACTCCATTAGAACAAGCTACTAATTATTATCAAGCTTTTTTAGATAAACAAGCTATTTTAAACAGAAAAGATCCTTCTCAAGATTCTTCTCCTGTTTCAGTTAGTTTTAATAGAGAAGATTTTGCTAATCCAGCTTTAAATCATCAATTAAAATTAAATAATTTAAGTAAAGAAAAAAAAATTGAAATATTAAATAAAATATCTTTACTTGGTAAATTAGGACATCAATTTGATGTTGAAAAAGAAGTTGGAGAAACTGTTGTAGCAAATTCTGATGTTTACAGAAAAAAAGTAATGAGAGATTATTCTCAGCTTGATAGAATAAGTATTTATCAAAGAGCTTTACCTCATTTTAATTTAAAGTTTTTAACAAAAGATCTTATTGTTGATGTTCCTATTTTAACTAATGAAAAAAAACAAAAGATTATTATACTTTTGGATTATTCAGGAAGTATGAATGAAGACAAAAAACAAATTTGGGTTAATGCAATTTTAATTGACAGACTTAGATATGTTATTAAAGGAGAAGCTGAAGTTTATTTTAGTTATTTTGTTAGTTCAACTAGAGATTTAAAATTTGTGCATTTAAAAAATGCTAAAGATGTTGATGAATTTTGGAGAACATTTTCAAACTACCCTTCAGGGGGAACTACTGATATATCTAGAATTGTTAGATATATTGCTGATGAAGTTAGAGGAGGAAAAAGATTGCATAATTTACAAGGATTAAATCTTTCTAAAGAAAAACCAGAAATACTAATCATCAATGATGGTCAAGACTCTGTTAACAGTGATGGATTTCCTTATAAAGTTAATGCAATATCTTTGATTCAATTTAGTAATCAATTAAAAGATCTTTGTGTTAAAACAGGAGGAAAACAAGTTAAGGTTGATAGATTTCAAGATGTTTCTTGTTATTCTCCAGGAAAGTATGAAACTTTTGAATTATAATAAAAAGACTAAACATTGATCCCTTGTAAATAATGACCATGAATAAGTACCTATTAATCTCAAAGTTCCCTCGTGGTACATGGATAAGGAACTTTATTATTTACATAAAGATACTAATCCTGAATTAACAGAATATTAATACAATCGACGAAGGTGACTAATTTATTAGTTATGAATGGATAAGCAGAATCATAGAGCACGTCTCAAATTCCTCGAAAAACTGCTGTATTAATGGAGTAATCCTAGATGTGTTGTTCCCTTGAGAAAGGAATGGGTTTGAGGTTTTTATAACACAACTGTTTACAGAGGTTATAATTAGAAAAACTATCCTCACAACACAAATGAGTTCTCGGCAAGTAATTATAACAAGTGAACCGCTGCCATTTCGCAGCAGAGAAACTTTATCTTAATTATGTGACCCTACTCTTATTATCCAAGGTCTTCTAATACCTAAATGTGGTAAGAAAGAGGGTGCTAAAAAATATTTAAAAATCGAGGCACAATCAATTGATTTGTGCTACGCTACCGAAATGATAAGTGTCCTCACACGAGGATTTTTTTAAATGAAGTGTCGTTATATCCGAATGGTGCGTCCAATTATGTGAAATTCATAGACTTAGGAAATAAGAGTTCGAATCTCTTCTTCATTACTAATTAATTTAAAATACAAACACATGAAATATTTTAATCCATTAGTTGATAAAGAACCTATAGATGTTTTTGTTATACAAGAACATAAGGAAAGAATTGAAATTTCTAGAACTTCAAATGCTAAAGCAGGATTTTGGATTAATAAATCATAATTGTTATAATTATGATACAAAATCATTTACCTGCTCCATTTACAAACAAACAAAAACCAAAAGATCCTAAACCAAAATTACCTATAAATGATTATTGTGATTACTTAATTGTAATTGCTATTGTTTTAGGATTTTGTGTAACACATTATAACCTTTTAATTAAAAAATTATGAAACAAAAAACATTAGGAGAAGCATTATCTCCATTATTACAAGAATTATCAGATGTTATTTTAGAAAATGATAGTGTACAACCATTATATGATAAAAGAACATTTTTATCTTGTTTACTTATTTTTAATTCTGCTTTAATGGATGGTATGTATTCATTACAAGACAAAGAAAATATGTCTATGGAAGATAGAATAAAAATGGTTACAGCTTGTGGTGAAGAATTACATTTATTCATTAAGAAGTATACAGACATTGATACACTTAAAATTGTATAATCATGGAAAAAGAATTTATACCATATGAAGAGTCTATAGCTCTTAAAGCACTTAGTTTTGATATTCCTTGTATTAAAGGATTTTTTAATAAAGAAGAAATATTTACAAGTGTTTCAACTCCTGTTGATTTTAATAATAAAAAACAATTAGGAGAATTAATATCGTGTCCAACATTTTCACAAGCTTTTAAATGGTTTAGAGAAAAACATGGATATTATCATGAAATTTTTGTAGATGATGACAAAACTTTTGGGTTTATGATTAGTTATTTTGTAAAAATAGGTAGAGGAGACAAACCTATTCAAAGAAAATATTCAACATATAAAGAAACTGAACTAGAATGTCTTAAAAAATTAATAGAAATTATAAAAAATAAACAAAATGAGTAAAGCAACAGGAATTATAGTATATACAGGAGCTTGTGCAGCAATTATTATTATTACATTATGGTCACTTTTAACTATTTTAGAAAATAAATTAATTAATAAAGAAGCTATTGAAAAACGAGCTTAGTAAAATGACCAAAGAAAATAAAGAATTAATTGAATACATAGTATTTGGTAAAAATCAAGAATAATGAAAACAATTAAACTAACTCCTACTGATTTTTATCAGTTTAGAATATTAGCACTAAGTGTTGGTATTTTTTTTATGTGTGATATAGTACACAGTGAGTATGTAGTAAAAGCAAACACAACTGACCTTGAAATATTAGGTTACTAAACTTATTTATTATGAAAATAGTTAATGGTAGATGGGTTGATGATAATCAAGACCCTATTAATGATTTAAATTTTAATAAATTTAAAGAATTATCTAAAAAAGTACATTCTGTATATGGTAAAAAAATTACTTATGACAGAATTGAAGTTATTAGTTCTATTGTAGAACTAAATGAAAAACAAGATGTTGTATTAACTTCTATATTATCTACAAATAAAACCTTATCTTTGTTAGCATGAAACAAGAACATAACCCTTTAACAAAAGAAGAATACAATTCTATTAAACCTGGAGATGGGATTGAAAGAATGTTAGGATTTTGTATTCCTCATCAATTAATTGTACAATCTGTATCTGATACTATTATAGATGCAGGTTGGATTTTTGATAGAAATACAGGACTAGAAATTGATGAAGATATTCCAGTAACAGTATCTTATATTTCTAAAATATTTAAAAAATAAATTATGATACAATTAGAAACTGCTTTTTATTTAGCACTTGGTGCTTATGCTATTGGAATAATAACAGGAATGACCATTGTTATAAAATCTAAATTAGAAAAATAATGTATTATCCTGCAGAACTTATATTTAAAAGTTACTTACCTAAATCATTAGAATTAGGAATGTTATTTGTCAACAAAATTTCTGTAGGGTTATTAGAACCTGAAATAGAACTTTGGAGTCTTGATAATATTCCTGATGATATTGATGAATTCTTAACTAAAAATGGTGCTCCTGTTGAATTATTAATTGTTTGTGATGTTGAAGGTGTATTAGCTGAACAATCACAAATAGGATGGTTTGATGAAGGAGAAGAAAGTGATGAATTGTATGATATTTCTTTAGAAGAAATAAATATTATAATTAACGATTATGAAGGAAATCTTATGATTGAAATTGAAGAATATTTTTATGACAAAGACATAATTGTTCCTGTATTAATTGATAACAAAGTAATAATATCATATATAGAATATGATGACGAAGAAGATTAATTATTAAAAAATAAAAAAATGGATTATACTAAAATATTTTATTGGTTAACAGTTGCAGATAGTGCAAAAACAGTTTTTTTATGGATGCTTATTATTTTTGGAATAATTGTAATTATTTCTACAATTTTTAATTTTGTTGCTGCAAGTGAAAATGATGAAAAATCTAGAACACTTGCTAGACAGTGGATGTGGAGAACTTATCCTTTCTTTTTAACATTTTTAATGTTACATGTTTTAATTCCTAGTAAAAAAGATTCTTTATTAATAATAGCAGGAGGACAAACTCTTAACTTTTTAACAACAGATAAATCTTCTAAACAAATTCCTGCAGAATTATCAGGATTTGTTCTTACTGAATTAAAAAACATGGCTAAAGAAGCTTCTGTAGATTTAAATATAGCTTCACAAAAAGAAAAAGTGTTAGAAAAAGCTAAATCTATGTCTTCTGAAGAATTGTTGCAAACTATTAAAAATGATAGTACTTTTGCTAAAATTATTTTAGAAAAGTAAAAATATGAATTACATAGTATGTAAAGATAGAAAACCATTTGAAGCAATAGGAAACTATAATTATTGTAGTCTTGAAGAAATGATGCTTCAGGAAACATTAGCTATAGATACTGAAACAACAGGATTAGAAGCTAGGCATTGTGATGTATTTTGTGTACAGTTGGGAACAGGAACAAATAATTATATAATTGTTATGTATAATAATAATTATGAATTTAAAGATCTTATTCCTTATATAACTGATAAAACATTAATATTTCACAATGCTTTGTTTGATCTTGGATTTTGTTATAAATATGGTTTTTATCCAGACAAAATTAGAGATACTATGTTAGCTACTAAAATCCTTTATAATGGAGACATTATGAATCTTAGAGCTGATTTTGGATCTGTAATGAAAAGAGAACTTGATGTTACTTATGATAAAACAGATCAAAAAAATATTCATATAGTAAAATTAAGTCAACAAAGTACAATTGAGTATTCTTTTAATGATGTTGATAGATTAATTGAACTTCATACAGAATTAAGTAGAAAAATTGATTTAGGAGGCTTTAGAGACACTTATGATCTTCATTGTAGGTATATTAGATCTTTAGCATATATGGAGCAATGTGGGCTTCCTATAAGCTCTGAAGCTTGGAAAGCTAAAATGGAAGAAGACATAATTAATACTGCAAAATCTAAGCAAATAATAGAAGAATATATTTATGATAACATTCCAAAATTTGCTAATAAGCAAATAGATATGTTTGATACAACTAAAAGAATTCTAATATCTATTAGTTCTCCTATTCAAATGTTAAAAGTGTTTGCAGCTTTAGGCATAAAGACTAAAGATAAAGATGGTAAAGATTCTATTAATGATAATATAATTTCAAAATCTAAACATGAATTTGTGGAGAAATGGTTAAATTTTCAAAAAGCAAATCATAGAGTAACTACATTTGGAGATAAAATTTATCAAAAAATAGAAAATGAAAGAATTTATACAAGTTTTAATCCAATGGTCGATACTGCAAGGTTATCTACTAGAAAAGGAAATATAAACTTTTTAAATTTTCCTTCTGATAAAGTAACTAGAAAATGTTTTAAAGCTAATAAAGATCATACAATGATTGTATGTGATTATAGTGGACAAGAAACTGTAATTGCTGCAGATCTTTCTGAAGATAAAGCTATGACAGCATCTGTAGTTGATGGTCTTGATCTTCATAGTGCTTTTGCTAGAGTTCTTTTTCCTGAGCTAAAAGAGCTTGAAGATGAAGATATAATGAATAATCATAAAGCAGCTAGACAAGCAGCAAAATCACCAAGATTTGCTTTTCAATATGGTGGGTCAGCTTATACTATACATCAAAATGAAGGAATTCCTTTAGATAGATGTTATGAAATTGAAAATGCTTTTAAAGAATTACATGAAGGATTATATATTTGGGGAGCTAAAGAATTTGATAAAGCTATTAAACAAGGATATATAGAATCTGCAGATGGTTGGAAATTAAAACTTCCTAAATTTGATTTGTTCAAAGAATATGAAGAAAAAATAAAAAATATTACTAAAGAACAATGGAAAATATATAAACAAGGTAAATTAGAAGCTAAAAGAATTCAAGATCTTATTGATAAAAAAGAAAAATACGATATTATTTTTCCAATAAGTTTTAATTATTATAAATCTAAAAAAACTGAAGTATCTCAATTTTTTAAATTAAAATCTGAGTATCAAAGACTTTGTTTAAATAATCCTGTTCAAAGTAGAGGAGCACATCAGTTAAAATTAGCAGCTTGTTTAGTATTTGAATGGATATTAGCTAATAATTTAATTGGTAAAGTTAAAATGGTAAATTCTGTACATGATGAACTTGTATTAGAATCACACAATAACTATGTTAATGACGCTAAAATTATGCTTGAAAAATGTATGATTGAAGGTGGTAATAATTATTTAACAAAATTAAAAATTAAAGCAGATGCAAGCATTGGAGAAAGTTGGGGAGAAGCCAAATAAAATTTACTCTCATAGTTATAGACCTAATGTAAAAACTAAATGTATTTTAGTAGTAAACAATATAGATAGAACTACAATAAAAATTTACAATATTGTTAGTGAATATTTAGAAACTAAACACCCAGTATTAAAGAATTGGATAGGAATTTGGAAAATTAAAAATTAAAAATATGAAACCATATAAGTTAGTAAATAAAATTCCTGTACAAGTTGAAACTTTACAAGAAGCAAAATGGGAAAGAGTTGCTGAACATTTAATAGAAAATGTATTTGTTTCTACAGTTTTTTTAGCCTTAGATCATTCTTTTGAAAGTAACATTCCTGTATTATTTGAAACAATGATATTTGGAGGAAAATATGATCAGTACCAAGATAGATATTCTACATGGGATGAAGCAATACAAGGACACGAAATAGCAGTTAATTTAGTAAAACAATCATTATGTCAGGAAGACCAAGCATAAAAGTACATATGTACAATGGGAAAGGTGCATACATTCAATCATTTGAATCTATAGCAAGTTTTAGAAAAGAATATTTTCCTAATGATATAGGAAAAAGACCTATTTTAGTTTATAAAGAATTTGGTATAGACTATTATTATAATAAAGAAGTTGATTACATTATTATGGCTTGTAGACCAGGTAGAGAAAAAATTAAACAAATAATTGCTGTACATAACTCTGAATTCTGTAAAAAACAAGATGCTAATGATCAAAAACCTGTTCAAGTTTTAAACTTAAGAGGAGAAGTTATTGCTGAGTTTAAATCTCAAAGATTATTAACAAAATTAGTCCCAAACATGACTACTGTTGGTTATGGGAGAGCTTTAAATAGTAAAGCTAAAAGAGCTAATATTTCAAAATCAGAATTATTTTTTCAATTTAAAAAAGAGGATAAAATGAAAGAAACAATAAAAAAAGGAAAAACATTTGTAATTGGAGATATTCATGGTAATCATAAAGGATTATTACAATGTCTTGAAAGAAGTGGATTTGATAATGATATTGATACATTAATTTCTTTAGGGGATGTTGTTGATGGACATTGTGAATCATTTGAAGTAGTAGAAGAATTACTTAAAATTAAAAACTTAATAGCAATTAAAGGTAATCATGATGATTGGTTTAATGAATGGATAATAACAGGAAGAAATCCCTCTAATTGGGGTCAAGGACAAAAAGCTACAGGATTAAGTTATTTAAGTCATTCTAGAATAGATCAACCTTGGATGAAACCTAATAATGATTTAACAGGATTTGAAGTTGCTATTAAACCTAATGATGTTCCAGACAGTCATGTTGAATTTTTTAAAAATCAGTTACCTTATTATAAAGATGAAGAAAATAATCTTTTTATTCATGGTGGATTTAATAGACATTTTCTGTTAGATGATCAAGATGAATCAATGTTTTGGTGGGATCGTGATTTATGGTCACAAGCATTATCTTTTGGAACAATGTCTTCTATGCAAACTGGTACAAAAAAAGAATTTGTTCCTAAATTTAAAATATTAGAAGAAACAAAAGAAATTTTTATTGGTCATACATCTACACAATTTTGGAAAGTTGATGAACCAATGCATGCTGCTAATATTTGGAATCTTGATACAGGAGGAGGTTGGTTCGGTAGAATTAGCATCATGTGTGTTGAAACTAAACAGTTCTGGCAATCAGATCCTGCTTTAGAATTATATCCAAATTTTAAAGGCAGATAGAAATTAGGTTTATAAGTTTATTTTTCTTAACTTTATATTCTAAATGATTAAGATATGAATAACAAGAAATACAAAAGAGGAGATAAACATCCTACAGAAAATTTAATATTTTGGCAGTATCATCATCCTTTTTATAAGGAAACTAATGGAGAAGTTTGGTATAATTTTGAAGAATTTGAAGAAAAACGAGAAAATCATAGACTACAAACAGCTAAATATAAAGAAAAATATCCTTTGATGTATATTGTAAGTGGAACTATACAAAGAGATAAACAAAAGTATAATACTTCTAAAAAAAATATTATAGATTTAAAGTTTATTGAAAATCTTTTAATTAAACAAAATGGAAAATGTTTTTGGTTTAATATAAATTTAGAATTAGATTCTATAAAAGAAACAAGAAACCCATCAAAGCTTACAATAGATAGATTAGATTGTTCAAAAGGATATTCAAAAGATAATGTTGTTTTGACTTCTTATGCTGCAAATTGTGGTAGAGGAGATTGTTCTGTAGAAAATTGGATAAAAATAATAAATAATATAAAATATGGACTTAAAACAAAAAGCTGAAAAACTTGGTTTTATTAGTAAAATTAAATTAATACATGAAAATCTTAAATCTCCTGATACGGGAGAACTAGAATCATTACTTTATTATTTATGGAAATGTGAACTACAAAAATGGTTAAGAGAAATTCATAATATTATAGTATTTGTTGCTCCCCTTATACCAGATTGTAATGAGTTTGGAGTTACTATATATAGTAATAAATATTCTTGTGAATTAAATAATGCTTTTTATAAAACTTATGAAGAAGCTTTAGAAATAGGATTACAAGAAGCATTAAAACTTATACCAGATGGAAAAAAAGATTAATAGAATGAATATCACAAATCATCTTATACAATATCAATTAACTATAGTTGGTAAAACTATTAAAGATACTATAGATGATGATTTGTGGTATTTTAACTGGACAATTACATCAAAACAATTCACTGAATTTAAAAACTATTCTATTCCATTAATAAAAAAAACATTTAAGTGTAATAAAGCTAAAGCTGAAGCTACATTTAATTGGTTTAATTTATCTTTTGGTCTTAGAATTAAAAATTAAAAATATGAAGGAAAATATTTTAATAATAGCTCTTGCTATTTTTGCTTTTATTTTTATTGGATTAAGTTTTGATTATTTGAAAAATGAAAAAAATATTCAATTTGAAGAAAAAGAATATATAATTATTTCAAAACAAATTACTAAAGAAAGTACAAATAATTTTGGAGCATTTAGAGAAGAATATAATTTTCTTTTAAATAATGATGAAATTGAAACAGTTGATTTAGAAACTTTTATGAAATATAAAGAAAATGATACAATACTAATTACAAAACCAATTAATTATGAGTAATATACCAACAGCAGAAGAATTTTTTGAACAAACTGGAAGTTATCCAGAATTAGCAATTAAATTTGCTCAAATGCATGTACAAGAATGTAAATTACAAATTATTGAACAATTTTCAATTCCTGTATATAAAGATTTAATTATAAACACTTATCCATTAACCAATATTAAATAAATATGAAAACACTTATTAATTCTCCATTAATGAAATGGTTTAGAAAATCATTTCTTAAAGCAATATATTTTCAAATTTTACATAATAAAAAACGTCATTGTTGTCGTGTAAAAACTTGGCATTCATTATTTATTTGTTGGAAAAACTTAAAAGAAGTTGAAGAAAATATGAATTCTAAACAATTAGTTTATCGGAATTCTTATACTTGTGATCTTTGTTGGTTTGATAACAAAGAAAAAAGACTTAATTTTTTAAATGAATGTATTAAAAATTTTAATTATGTCAAAATCAATTAATTTTATAGATTTATTTGATTGGGAAAAAGAAAGCGATAGACATTATATGGAAGTCTTGATGCATAGTAAAGAAGAAGATTTTGATTGGAATGATTCTGTAAAAGAACAAACTAAAAAACCAGCAGAAATTGTAGTAGTTAAACCTATTTTAAATAAAAAAAAGAATGATATTGAATCTAACACCTCATCATTTTGAGGAATTAATTAAAAAAGGATATAGTCTTGATCATATTTTTTTACTTAAATGTATAGAGCAAAATGAAGATCTTTCTGAAATGTTTTCTAATAGTTTAAAAATATCAGCAATTCGTCAAGGTTTATTTAGAAAAGGATTAATTACCGATCAAGATAAAATAACATTAACAGGCAAAGAATTATTATATTTTTTAGAAACTGTAGACAAAGTTAAAATAGTTAAGAAAAAAATTATATCTAAAGACTTTGATGAATGGTGGAAAACTTATCCAGGTACAGACACATTTATTCATAAAAACAAAAAGTTTACAGGAAGTAGATCTTTACGTCAAAACAAAGAAGCATGTAAACTAAAATTTAATAAAATAATTGATGAAGGGGAATATACTGCAAATCAATTAATTCAAGCATTATCTTATGATGTAAATCAAAAAAAAGATAATTCTGTAGCTACAAATGGAAATAAACTAACATACATGCAAAATAGTCTTACTTATTTAAATCAATGTAGTTATGAACCATTTATAGAACTAATTAGCCAAGAAATATTTAGCAAACCAGTTAGTACTAACAATGGTGGCACAGACATTTAATATTAACAATTATGGAAAGACCCTTAGATTACAGAATAAGAGATAATTTAAGAAGACGTTTATCTAAAACAATAAAAGATAACCCTCGTTATAAAAAAGCTCATGAACTTTTAGGTTGTGGAATTAATCATTTTAAAAAACATTTAGAAAGTAATTTTACAGATGGAATGTCTTGGGATAACTATGGTCAGTGGCACATAGACCATATAGTCCCTTGTATGACATTTGATATGTCTAAAAAGTATAATCAAGCTCGTTGTTTTCATTATAAAAACATGAGACCTTTATGGGCAGATGATAATAGAAAACGTAAGAAAAAAATATTTGAAGCATAAGTCATGAACAAACTAGAAAGAAGATTAAAAGGAGAAACTAAGTATTTAAAACGTTTAAAAAATCATAAAATTGATAAAATTACTCAAAAAGATGGTTTTGGTAACACTAAACGTGGTGTAAAAGTAAATTTTAATTGTTATAGAACAACAGGAACTCCTTGTAGTTGTGCAAGTTGTAGTCCTGGAAAAGTTTCTGAAAAAGCTAAATACAAATTTAATCAATTTAATAAAAACGACAATTATGAATAATATACCAACATCAAAAATATTTGTAGAATTTTTAAAAAAAAAAGGTACAATTTTTCCTAATGAAAAAGAAAAATTAAGAGCTCAAAATAGTTTTATTGAATTTGCTAAACTTCATGTAGAAGCAGCTTTAGAAGAAGCTTTAGAAAATTCTCCAACTGGTTCATCTACAGACATACCAAGTTATGAAGATATGAAAAATGCAATTTTAAATGCTTATCCATTAACCAATATTAAATAAATATGAGTAAACTTAGAGTTGGACATAAACAAAATTCTTTTCTTAATGGTGAATGGGTTGGACATGCTAGACATTGGTTAAAAAGAATAACTAATGGTAAAAGAAGATGTGTAGATAAAAATATTATCTATAATGAATTAAATAATAAAACATGAGTTTTGATACATTAGCCAGTGCTGTTAAAGATGGTATGTCTGGTAAAAATGGAGGAATACCTATGGGTTTTAACAGACTTAATAGGTATGTGGGTATTAGAAAATCTATGTATTTCTTAATTGGAGGAAATACTGGATCTGGTAAAACATCATTTATTGATGATTGTTTTGTACTTAATCCATTTGATTGGTCTTTAACTAGAGAGGGAAAATCTTCAGGGATTAACTTAAAAGTTTGGTATAGATCAATGGAAAGAAGTAGAACGTATAAAATAGCTAAGTGGGTTAGTAGAAAAATATTTCTTGATCATGGAATTATTATTACTGTAGATAAGTTATTAGGATGGACATCTAAAATGTCTGAAGATGAACATAATATATTTTTAAGTTATAAAAATTACATTGATGAAATGTCTAAAACTATAACTATTATAGATGGTCCTGAAAATCCTGTAGGCATTGCTAAAGAATTAAAAGCTTACGCATTACAAAGAGGAAAAATTGAACAACTTGATGAATATAATAAAGTTTATGTTCCAAATGATCCTAATGAAATAACTATTATTGTTATAGACCATATAGGTTTACTTAAAACTACAAAAGATCTTCCTACTAAAAAACAAGTAATAGATAAAATGTCTGATGAACTTAGACATGCTAGAGATTTTTATGGATATACTATTGTAGTTGTAAGTCAGTTTAATAGAAGTATTTCTAACCCAATGCGTATTAAAGCAGGAGATGTAGAACCACAATTAGAAGATTTTGCAGATAGTTCATCTACTCAAAATGATGCTGATGTAGTAATGGCATTATTTGATCCTATGAGATATAAAGTTGATGATCCTAGTGGTTATGATCTTGATAAATTAAAAGATGAATTTGGTGCTAAATATTATAGATCTGTACGCCTAATTAAAAATAGTTATGGTGAAGACGACATTAGAATAGGTCTTGGATTTCTTGGACAGGTTGGTTTATTTAAAGAACTTCCTAAAAGAAAAGATATGACAGAGTCTGATTATACTGATGTAACAAATAAAACTTTTTTCTTAAAAAAATAAAAAAACTACAACCAAGATTTGGAAATATAAATATTTATATATATTTTTACAAAAAAAAATTATGTATAAATTTAATAAATTTGGTAAAAATTATAGTGAATTAAAGCCTAAAGTATATAAATTGTTTGAATCAGGATTAAACTGTACACAAATTGCAAATACTTTAGGTATTTTTAGAAAAACAGTAAGCAAATGGTTAAAAGAAAAAGGATATAATTATTCTAAAGTAAATAAAGCTAGTATTAATTCTTTTATTTTTAATAAAATAGATACAGAAGAAAAAGCCTATTGGTTAGGATTTATATTTGCAGATGGTTATGTTTCTTCTGAAACAAAGTTTGAATTATCTTTAGGATTAAAAGATTTAGAACATTTAGAAAAATTTAAAACTTTTTTAAATTATAAAGGAAAAATTTATATAGATTATAAAGTTGGCAGATGTCGACTAATGTTTCAAGATTCTCAAATTGTAAAAGATTTAAAAATTATAGGATGTATTAATAATAAATCTTTAGTTTTAGAATTTCCTATATTAGATGAAATATTACAAAATCATTTTATAAGAGGATATTTTGATGGTGATGGTTATATTAGTAAACCAGAAAAAAGTATATTAATTTCTATTGTAAGTACTAAACAATTTTTATTTAAAATACATAATATAGTTCAACTTCCAGTTGATAATATAAAACATAGAAATCCTAAACATTCTAAAGAAGTATTTACTAATATGATTTCTGGAAAAAATGCAAGAAATCTTTGTTTATTTATGTATAATAATTCTAACATTTATTTAGAAAGGAAAAAAATTAGAGCAATTAAACAATTAGAAAAATTTAAATTAGTTATATGAGTTTACGAGATATTAGACAAGAAGAATTTAAAAATATTTTTTTAAAATCAAAAAGATTTGGAATATTAAATTTATGCCCCCGTATGGGTAAATGTAGAGTAGGAATTAATATAATTAAAGAATTAGAAAAAAAATGGTATTTTTCTCATAGTAAAAGACCTATTGTATTAATTGCTTATCCAGACACTAAAATTAAAGATTCTTGGGAAGAAGATTTTGAAACATTAGGTTATGATTCTAGTAACGTAACTTATACAACTCATCTTTCTTTAAAAAAATTAGTTAGTAAAAAGTTTGATATTATTATTATAGATGAAATTCATTTATTATCTGAAGCTCAAATAGAAATATGTAAAGAATTGTTTATTACTAATAAACAAGTGTTAGGGCTTACAGGAACACTATCTAGTTGGACAGAAAAAACATTGTCTGAAGAATTAGGTCTTGATGTATTAGCTGAATATCCTATTGCAACAGCAATTGAAGAAGGTGTAATTGTAGATTATCAAATTACTGTAATTACAGTTCCTCTTGATAACAAGGCTTTACAAGATTATAAAGGAAAATTAAAAACTGAAAAAACTCAGTTTAATAATATTACTTATGTAATTAATAAAATGATGTACGCAGGAGGTAACACTATGTTTATGCGTCTTGCTAGAATGAGAATTATTCAAAATAGCCTTGCTAAACTTAATAAAACAAAAGAAATTCTTCAGAAATTTAAAGATGAAAGAATACTAGTATTTTGTGGAGTTACAAGTATAGCAGATAATTTAGGAATTCCCAGTTACCATAGTAAATCTAAAGAAGCTCAAGTGTTTCAAGACTTTGCTGAAGGTAAAGGAAATCATTTAGCTGTAGTTAAAATTGGTAATACAGGAGTGACTTATAAACCTTTGAATAAAATTATCATTAACTATTTTGATAGTAATGCAGAAAATCTTGCTCAAAGAATTAATAGGTGTATGGCTATGGAGTATAACACTCCTGATAAAAAAGCTCATATATATATAGTGAGTAGTAATGAAACTGTAGAATTAAAATGGTTACAAAAAGCATTAGAATTTTTTGATAAATCTAAAATTAAATACATTTAAATTAATAATTTTTTGTATCTTTATAATGAAAATAATGAGTATTAATAATTAAATAAGTAAATAAATGAGTTCAAAATTAATTGGTCTTGT